AAACCGCATTATTAAACTGGAAACAGATGAAGAAGAGCTGACAAAAATTGATGATGAGTTTGAAGAGATCACAGAAGGTCAGGAAGAATTTGAGAAGGATAAAAACAGAGCCAAATGGTCCAGGATGGAATCCATTGTAGGATCTCCAAATAGAATCAAAAAGCTCGCTGAAGATATTGTCAATCACTACGAAGAAAAAGCGAAGAGCATCGATGGAAAAGCTATGGTCGTCTGTATGAGCCGCAGAATCTGTGTTGAACTCTATGATGCCATAACAGAGCTGAGACCCGATTGGCATAATGATGATATTGATAAAGGAAAAATCAAAGTTGTTATGACCGGAAGTGCGGCAGATAATGAAAAATTGCAGAAGCATCTAGGTGGCAAACAGCGTAGAGATTTACTGGCCAAACGTATGAAGGACAATAGTGACGAACTTAAAATAGTTATAGTATGTGATATGTGGCTCACTGGATTTGACGTGCCATCTATGCATACCATGTACATCGATAAGCCTATGAAAGGACACAACCTGATGCAAGCCATTGCAAGGGTTAATCGTGTCTTTAAAGAAAAATCTGGTGGTGTGGTGGTTGACTATATTGGTATTCTAGAAAGCTTAAAGAGCGCTTTAAAACAATACACCAATACTGATCGTCAAAATACCGGTATTGATACGGATGTTGCTGTTGCTGTAATGCTTGAAAAACTGGAAATCTTGAGAGATATGATGTATGGCTATGATTACTCGAAATATATGGGTAACTCCCAAGTGGAAAGAATGCGGACCATTGTAGGTGGTATGGATTTCATCCTTGGGAAAAAAGAAGAAGAACAAAAGGAATTTAAAAAGACAGCGCTTGAACTAGGAAAAGCTCATGCTCTATGTGCTGCAACTGATAAAGGGAAAGAAAAGGCTCTTGAAGTTAGTTATTTTAAAGCAGTTAAAGCCAGTCTTGTTAAGCTAAAAGAAAAGGAAAAAACACCATTATCAAAAAGAGAAATTGAAGCAAGACTTCATCAAATGTTGGAGCGCTCTATCATCTCAGAAGATGTTATCGATGTATTTGATGTTATGGGAATCAAAAGGCCGGAGATCTCAATCCTTTCTGAAGAGTTCTTAAAGGAAGTTCAGGAAATGAAGCAGAAAAACTTAGCTGTGGAGATGCTTAAGAAATTATTAGAAGGCAACATCAAAATCATGGAAAAGAGAAACATCGTGAAGTCAGAAAAGTTCTCTGAAAGACTGACAAAGACTCTAAATAAGTATAGAAATCAAGCACTTACAAATGCTGAGGTGATCGAAGAACTTATTCGAATGGCACATGACATTAAGAAGATGCGTGAGGAAGAAGCTGAGCTGGGGCTAAGTGAGGATGAAATCGCTTTTTATGATGCACTGACAGCGGATGATATCGTAAAAGAACTCATGAAAGATGAGATTCTAAGGAAAATCGCTCAAGAACTCACTTTAGCTATAAGAAACAACATCACTATTGATTGGAGTATTCGTAAAAGTGCTAGGGCAAGCATGAGACGTGTGATAAAAAGGCTTCTTAGCAAGTATGACTACCCACCAGCTCAAGCATTAAAAGCGATGAATATCGTTATGCGACAAGCAGAGAAAATGGCCGGAAATGTTTATGAAGAAGTTATTTGGTCAGACAGAGTTGCAGAAGAGTCTGGGAAATTCACAACGGATTGATGAAAGGATTGAAGAATAATGGCAGAAATAAAATATGAAATTAAAGAAACCGTGGGTGCTCTTTCAGAAAACAATAAAGGCTGGTCAAAGGAACTGAATTTAATCAGCTGGAATGACAGGCAGCCTAAATACGACATCAGGGATTGGGCGCCTGAACATGAGAAGATGGGCAAGGGTGTAACCTTAAGTGCAGAAGAGCTTAAAAAGCTTAGGGATTTACTGAATAAGATGAAACTTTAGGAGGGGGAGATCATGTACAGTATTAATGGGAAACAAGCTGCCAGGATTGAACCGGTAACTTTTACAGAATTAAAAATGATTGAAAATGATATAGAAGAAATTTTAAGAAATAGTATTGATATGATATGCGATGATGAAGAATCCATGCTTATAATAGGTAGACAAGTTAAGAATGAGTCACATGGAAGAAGTGATCTTACAGCCATCGATAATAATGGAAATATTGTATTAATTGAAATAAAAAGGGATCGTAAAGATATAGAAAAACGTAAAGAAGCATTTGAATTTCAAGCTATTCGATATGCTGCAAGCTATGCTACAATAGATAGTATTGATGAACTTGTAAAGAAGGTCTATGCCCCATATATTGAAAAATATAGTACGGAATTTGAACTTGGAGAACTTACTTCTAATGAATTAGGTATCCGAAAGTTGGACGAATTCTTAAAAGCCAATGGGGTAGAAAGCCACTTCAACTTAAAACAAAGAATTATATTAGTATCTTCAGACTATGATGAACAAACACTGTCTGCTGTAGCTTGGCTAAATAGAAATAATGTTGATATAAGTTGTTATAAACTTATTCCATATAAAATTAATAATGAAATATTTTTAGAAGCAGATAAAATATTACCACTACCTGAATATAAGGATTATTATGTTAATTTAATGGACAAGTCTTCAGCTGCAACTCTATTTAATTCAAAGAAGAAAGATGTTATTCGTAGATCACTTCCAAAAATCGATGAAATGCTAGAATGGGGAGTTGTTAAAGCTGGTGATATTATTGCTGCAAAAAATAAAGAAGAAAATGAAGGCACATTATTAAAGAATGGCAACGTATTAGTAGATGGTAAGGAAATGTCTATGCAGAGTTGGCTTAAAGAGTTATATGGGTGGTCAAGCGTTCAAACCTATGTGTTTGCCGTGCATAAAGAAACTGGAAAGACACTTTCTCAGATCCGTGAAGAATATATGAGTAAGCAAGCAGAAGAAATTACAGAAAAAGAATAATTGATTTTTAAGTCGCAAAACACAAGTTTTGTATAAATAATACTGAATATTGTTGATTTAGAATAAATGGTGATACAAACATTAGAATAGGAGTTAATACAATGGTAACAGCCGAAGTAATATGTAGAGTATTAAAAATAAAGTATAAAGATCAAATGGGTACAGGTTTTACAATTGAGAGAAATAATATACAGTATATTATTACAGCAAAGCACATTTTAAAAACACCTACTGGTTACGAAAAAAATGGAATAATAGAAATTATGTCTAATAAGGTGTTTTGTCCTTATAATGCTGACATTTTTTATCATTCAAATGACGATATTGATGTAGCTATAATTAGGGTAAATAGCGGTACTATTTTAACAGCTGTTTATAATAATTACTACAAAACAGAAGGTCTAGCATTAAGTCAGGAAGTATATTTTTTAGGATACCCTTATGGGTTAGAAATGAATTTTTCAGCAAAGCCAATGGGCGATTTACCTGTACCATTAGTTAAGAAAGCTTGCTTATCTGCCTTCTATGAAGAAAATAATATTCAATGTTTATTATTAGATGGTTATAATAACCCTGGTTTTTCTGGTGGTCCTGTGTGTGCGAAGATAGGAACTGACTCTACATTTTCAATCTGCGGTATTGTATCAGGATATCTAAATAATAGAATTCCTGTTTTAAATGATAACGGTATTGGAACACAACATTATATAAATGAAAATGCCGGTATTGTAAAGGCATATGATATTTTATATGCAAAAGAAATAATTGATGCTATAAAATAAAAATATGGGAAATAGGCAAATAACAATTTCTAAGTAAAAGTGTGTTAACAAAAGATAAATAAATATTTTTCAAGACATCAAGCGGCTTCAAGCTCAAATACCAATTATAAGGGGGTTTTAAATATGAGAGTAGCCAGGGAAGTCAGAAAAATAGACAGTTTTGGCAGAGTAGTTATACCTAAAGAAATGATGAAAAGTCTAGGAATTAATAATGGTGACTCAATTGAATTTTTGTTATTTACTGAAGAATATATAATTCTTCGCAAGTATAAACCATATATCAGTGTGATTGAAAATAAACATCTTACAGAAAACGAAATAAGGGAAAATAATACTCCTAATCTTGATAAGATTGATGAAACAATTAGGCTACTTAATAATGTAAAAGAAATGTATAAAACATATTTGGGAATGGATTAGAATTCATAAATTCGGAGGAATAGCATTTAAAAAGAAAAGTTACATATAGACTTACAAAAGAAAGGAGGTTAACTGTGAAAGCTACTGGAATAGTAAGGAAAATTGATGAATTAGGTAGATTCGTAATTCCAAAAGAAGTAAGAAGATTTTTTGGAATCAATGTAGGAGACCCAATGGAAGTGTTTATTGATAATGAAGGACATATCATGTTAAAGAAATATGATCCACTGCCGGATACTACAAATCATATTGAGGTTCTAAGAGGCATTATTGCTAAACAATCAAATTATACTCCTGAAGTTGCTAATAAGGCAATTAGCTTATTAAATGAGTTAGAAGAACTTCTTAAGAAAACATAAAACGTATATTAGTCTCTACATAGTTAGAGGCTTTTTTTAATTATTAAATAATCTTCATAAAATAATAAATTTTTCGCCTCTTTACATTCGAACAAACATTCGATATAATGTTCTTGAAGGTGATAGAAATGAAGATTGTTAATAAGCCTATCAAAGTAATGGCAACATTTAATACTGATGGAAGAATCGAACCGATCAAGTTTAGATTGGAAGACAAGGTCATAAAGATTGACAAAGTCATGAAAACTTATGAAGAAAATATAGTTGGAAACAACAGGCTGGTTTTTGTTTGCTTGCATAATGAGAAAGACATTTATGAAATTAAATATGAGGTCGACAGCAAAGTTTGGTATTTATTTAAGGCATGATAAGTTATAATGATTTAATTAGAAGTGGGGATTGATAAAATGATAAATTTAAAAGACATGAATTTTGGAGAATTCATAGAATTTAAAAGAAACGAAGCAAGAATATCCTTAAGAGCTGCAGCAAGGTCTCTTGACATATCTCCACAATTTTTCAGTGAAGTAGAAAAAAGCAGGAGAAGTGCATTTACCCCGGATAAATTAGAGCTACTTGCTAACATTTTAAAGCTTAATGAAGATGAAACGTATACAATGTATGATAAAGCTGCAGAAACCAGACGTTCAAGCGATATAGCAATTCCGCAGGATATTCCTGATTATATAATGGAAAGAGACTATGTGTTATCTGCCTTGAGATTAGCAAAGGAAGTAAATGCCGGTGAAGATGAATGGAGACTTTTGGTTGAAGAACTAAAGAAGCGAAGGGGATGATAATATGTATATGCCAAGCTATAGAATCAACTATCGTAGAATTCCCATAATCAAGAACAGCTTGATAGATTATCATGCTGAAAGAATGATTCATGATTACTGCCCGGATATTTTTAAAAATCTGAAACCAATAGATGTGGATGATTTTGTTTTCTGCTATATGGGGTTAAAACAAGACTTTAATTATTTATCAAATACAGGCTTTATATGGGGTCGGATGGTTTTTAATGATACTTTGAAAGTTCCTATATATGTACCAGAAACAAAAGAAGCAGACTATATGTCAGCTAAGAAAGGGACTATAATAATTGACAATAGAATCATGGAAGACCATAGAGATTTTCGCTATCGTTCAACAGTAGCACATGAATGCGGGCATTGGATATATCATCAACAGCTATTTATAAATAATTCAAAACTAAAGCCTACAACACTTTGCAGAGCTTCGGATATTGGCTCTATACAAAAGGTATTAAAAACAGACCTTGACTGGATAGAACATCAAGCTAAATATTTCAGCGGAGCCATATTAATGCCTAAGTCAATAGTTATGAAAATATGCTCTGATATTGATGAAAGTATAAAATTAAACGAATATTTCTATGACTTTAAAGTTTCAAACATGGCCAGGAAAGTTTCTCAAACATTTAATGTATCTGTTGAATCTGCATTAGTTAGGATTCATCAGCTGGGGATAGGTATGAAGGAATATAAAGAAACCAGCATTATAGCATAATGGAACGATTGGTATAATGTTTATATAAATACTCAGCACCTTATTAAAGGTGCTAAATAATACAAATAGTGTCAACCTTAAGATTGACAAAATGTATAAGATTAAGAATATAAGAGAGGCATAAATATGAAGAGGATAACAGTTGAAAGTGATGAATGCAGGCCAAAACGTATATTTGATATGCTGCTGGATGACAACGGTGATCTTTATATAGAAATTAAATTAAGGAAAAACCAAATCATTAAGATAAAGATAAATGAACATCTTTTAAGATTAGGTTTAAAAGTAAACTAATATAATAAGAAATCATACTGAGCAAATCGGAGCATGAAAAAGACATAGCTACCAACGCCAGATGAAGGCATTATTTTAATGCTTTTGTCTGGCGTTTTTTATTTTAGAAAACTGAATACTTAAAGCTACCTAGCAAAGGGATCGCTTAAATGAATCACCAAATCGCAGGAGTTTACGAAACGAAAGTTAGTGGACTTTTAAGACGTGGGATTCCGGTAGCTGTTATTTTTGTACGCAAATTTTCGTTTCAGGTGTTCAACCAACAAACGAAAAGGAGCATACGAATGGAAAGATTTATTAAAATCGACAAAGAGCAAGTAAAAGTATCAGAAGAAATTTACAAGGAGTATTACAAGATGGTAAGGAGAGCACGTTATTTTGAAAAAGACATAAAGGTAGGCTCTTCAAGTATTGATGAGTCCGGGAATGTAACCTACAAGCCAAACAAGGAAGACTCAATCGAAAGATTAAGTGAGCTTGGAGTTGACTTTGAAGATGATAATTTGATTGAAGACATAGTTTGCGATAAGGCAATTCTTACAATACTTAACGAAGCTTTAAAAGAATTAGAACAAGAAGAAATGGAGCTAATAAGTGATTTGTATTTTAAAAACCTGACTACAAGACAGGCTTCTGAGAAGAAAAACATCTCACAGTCTACGGTTATTAAAAGACATAAAAAGATAATAGAAAAACTAAAAAAATATTTCTAAAACCCGGTAATCAAAACCTCCTTCCCGTTGGCTAATAAGTGAGAGGAAATATTTATGGAAGGAGGCGATGGTATGGAAGGAAATATATATAAACCAAACATAGAAACAATTGATGAAATTATAGGAATTCTTACAGCAATAAGTATTGTTTCAAAGAGAATGGCAAGTAGATTAACAACAATCAATAAGGTCAGTTTAGCATCTGATAAAGAAAAGGAGTAAAAAAGTGGATAAAAATAAATTGGATTCAATATTAGAAGTAGCATTTGAATTAAAGATATCAACATTAAAAGCTGAAGAAAATGAAATTTGCAGATATAGCAGCTGGACAAACAATTTTCAAGTAAGTTCTTGCTTATTTAGAGAAATGTTCAAAGAAAAGGAATATAAAGTAAGTTTGCGAGATGATAACTACAAATATCTTTACCAAGGGACAATATCCGGATTAACTTTCATAGCCATATCAAATGACTTACTTTTTCAAAAAGATGCTGATATCAAAAACGATGAAAGAATTGAGAAAAATGGACTATAAAATTATAAGCAGCGGAAGTCAAGGAAATTGTGTGCTTATTAACGATATTATGGTTGATTGCGGAGTTTCATATAAAAGCATTAAAGATGATTTATATAATGTAAAGTTTCTTTTAATAACCCATACCCATTCGGATCATCTTGATATTCATACATACACAAATATTAGAAAAAACTTTCCAAGAATTAAGGTAATAGGAAACTACGAGGTTCATCAAAAATGCAGGGTTGATTATATAAGTAATAGCGGATTTACTATCAAAATAAAGCCTTACGAGTTTCTATCGTTTGATTGTATCCATGATATATGTTGTCAGGGATTTGTGTGGGAATATGAAAATAAAATGATTATCTATGCAACTGATACGTCAAGCTTAGAAAATGCTCCAAAGCTTAAATATGATTATCTTTTCCTTGAATCAAATCATGATGAGAAAAAGATTGAGCTTGTTATGAGTGAGAGAAAAGGAAGTTATTCTCCATATATAAATGGAATGAGGCACCTAAGCACACAAAAATGTAAGACGTTTTATTATCTGAATAGAAGAAATAGAGATTCAAAACTTATTGAGCTTCATAAAAGCAATAGATTTTATTAGGAGGTTATGGTGGAAGATTTAATTAAATACAGTGAGAATAATGTTTTAGTTATTCCGGGAAGCATTAGTTTTCCGGTATATGAAGAATTAATAAATCAGGCTAAAGGTGTAGCAGAATATGTATCATCCATAGAGGTCAATGAAGAAAATATAAAAGAAGCAAAGAAGCTATTAGCAAATGTTAATAAAAGTATAAAAGTACTTGAAGACAGAAGAATCACAATAAAGAAGGAAATGTTGATGCCTTACGAGTCCTTTGAAAAAAAGATAAAAGAAATAGTAGGCATTGTAAAAGAAGCAGACACAATTGTAAGACAGCAGGTAAAAGAACTTGAGGAAATTGAAAGAATAAAAAAACAGAATGAAATTAAAGAAATATGGAATAAAAGAATTGGATTATATGAATTTAACGACCTTATGCAGTTTGTAGATTTTCTTAAACCTGAACATCTAAATAAAACCACATCTTTAAAAAACATTGAAGAAGAAATGGTAGATTGGATGGAGAATACACAAAAAGACTTGTCAGTTTTAAATACCATGGAAGATGGGGACAAGCTAACACTTTTATATCTTGAATCTCGTAGTATTTCTACTGCGATAGAAAAGCTAAATCAGCAAAGGGAATCTTTAAGAAAAATCAATGAAGTCAATAAGGAAATAGGCATATCTGATACAAAATATATATTTGTCATAACAAATAAAAAGGATGCAAAACTTGCAGAAATGCTGTTAAAAGAAAACAAAATCGATTACAAATTAACAATAAATTAAGGAGAAATGATATGGAAATTTTAAAAAATCTCGAGCTTATAGATGTTGTATATAACGACAACAAGGCAACTTTAATATTTTTAGATGAAGACAGAGGAGAAATAAGAGAAGTTAACTTTAACAAACAGGTATTTAAGGACGGGAAATTTGTAGATGATGCAGATAAGGCAAACAAGGTTGAGAAATGGTGCGATGAATTGTTCGGTCTTAAATTCAATACATTAACAAAGGCAATCGGTGAAAAAAGAGATATATATGCTTATGAGAAATTTAATAGTCTTTTTGAAATAAACCAGGTAGAAAAGTTTGGTGAAGATATGGTAGGTCAGATATTCGAGTCTGTTGTCAAATTAGTTTCTGATGATGGTATAAGCATTAAAATTGAATTTATGTATGAGGGAAAACCCTATGAAACAAAGATGACTTACAGTGAATATATAGAAGCTCAGAAAAAATGGTTTGTAAATCCGCAAAAAAGACTTAAGCAATATGAAAAATTTAAGGAAAAGTTCCATCTGGATATAAAAGAAAAAGATAAGCTGATAGGCCAAAAAATTATGGTGGAAGTAAAAAAAGCATTCGGAAAATTTATATATGCAGACATAAAGCCATTTCCAAAGAAGAAGAAATAAAGGGGAGAAATCCCCTTATATAAAGGAGCCTTAGATGAAAAAACTAATCGCTTACGACATAGAGGTATTTTTACATGATGCTTTGGTTGTTTTTAAAGATCTAAATAAGAACCCTATAATATTTTTCCATAATGATTTTGAAGGTATTCTTGATTTAATAAAAGATTATACACTGATTGGATACAACAATTATTCATATGATGACTATATCCTTACAAAAATGATTGCAGGGTGGTCTCCGGAGCAGATAAAAATGCTTAATGACAAGATTATTAAAGGACAAGAATTTGAAAAGCATCTGGATTCACATATCGATTCAATAGATTGTTTTCAGCAGATAGATATTTCACTTCCTTCGCTTAAGAAAATTGAAGGCAATATGGGAAAGAAAATATTTGAATCTAATATTAGTTTTGATATAGACAGGAGACTAACAGCTGATGAGTTTATGGAAGTATTAAAATACTGCAGCTATGATGTTGATACTACTATAGACATATATAAACACAGGGAACATAGTTACTTTGAATCAAAGAATAAGCTTTTAGAAATGTACGGAAATGAAAAAGCTAAAAGGTGGAATACAACAACAATATCTGCAAATATTCTCTTAAACAAGCCACTGCCCAAATGGTCTTCGGTAAGAGTTGATGAAGAATTGTTAGAGTTGGTACCTCCGGATGTCAGAGATATGTGGATGCAGGCTAATAGTATTGGAACAAATATAAAAAAGAAATACATAAATATGGAGAGATTTAATAATGAAATTCAATTTGGATTTGGAGGGCTACACGGAACTCACAAATCAAAAAAGAGGTTTGAAGACATTAAGCTTTTGGATGTTTCTTCTATGTATCCAAGCATCATAATCAATATGAACGCTCTTGGTACAAGCACAAAAAAGTATGAGGACATGATGAAAAAAAGACTTGAAATAAAACATAAGGATAAGACATTGTCAGATGCCTTGAAGCTTGTACTTAATTCTGTATATGGAAATCTAAAGAATGAATACAGCTTGCTGAATAACCCAAAGGCTGCAATAAGTGTGTGCATATATGGTCAAATTGCACTTTATGAACTTTGCAGCAGACTTTCAGCAATAGGAGAAATTATTAATATTAACACTGACGGTGTTGCCTTCATAACAGATGATAAACGATATAAAGAAATATGGAAAGACTGGGAGAAAGAATTCAATTTAACTTTAGAGGAAGAAAACTATGGACTATTCATACAAAAGGACGTTAACAACTACATAGCTGTTAAAGACGTTAAGTTAAAGGGTGAGTATGGAAAAATAATATTAAAAGACAACATGAAAGTAAAGGGCGCAGATGTAGGAAGATACTTTAGCGATAAACTGTTTTCAAATAATAACGCAAGAATTATCGATATTGCTATTGTTGACTATTTAGTGAATAAAACAGATGTGCTTGATACTCTTCTATATCATATTGATGAACCAAAACTTTTTCAATATATTCTAAAGGCCGGTGGAACCTATCTTGGGACTTTTGATGAGGATGGGAAGAAGTATAACAATGTTAATAGAGTATTTGCTTCAAAGAAAAAAGACTATGTACTTTTACAAAAGAAAAGACATGATGGCGGATTAGTACGGTTTGCAGATGTTCCGGAAAAGATGTTCTTATGGAATGATGATCTTGATAAGTTAAAAGATTTCAGTGAAATTGTAGACCTGAACCATTATTACCAGATAATTAATAAGAAATTAGAGCGTTGGAGGTAAATGATGTATGTAGAGTTTAAGCCTGGTGAGAAATATTCAAACAATATAGCAGACATATCAAACAATCATGAATGTTTTAAAGACGCAGGATATGTACTAACCAAGAACGATTTAGTTGTAGATATTGATTGTATTCCTAAAGAAACAATAGAAAAAATGATAGCAATGTTCCATATAAAAACACAAACAGTATGGACAGACAGAGGAGTGCATTTCTATTTTAAAAAGCCCGAAAGCTTTACAAGAGGTGCCGAGAAAATATGCGCACTTGGATTTAAGGTAGAGCTTAAGCATTCAAAAAATACAAAAGCTGTTACTATTAAAAGAAATGGAATAATGCGCAGTATTGAAAATGAAGGTATAAGGGAAGATTTTCCTTTGATTTTTTCTTTAAACAAAAAGTTTGATAGTTTATTGGGACTGCAAGACGGAGAGGGAAGAAACAATGCCTTGTTTAAGCATAGAAATCAATTAGCAGGTTCAGCCGGTTGGGAAAACATGCTTAGATTTATAAATAATTATGTTTTTGCAGAACCCATGCCAGAGGAAGAGTTCCAGACAATAGTAAGAAACCTCTCAGTTATTGCAGATAAGGACAACGAGCCTGAGATTGCAGAGTATTTGATGAATGAATACAAGATGACAAAATTCAACGGGCACGTTTATTTTTATCAAGAAGGCGAATACAGATGCGATGATGATTTGTTAAGAAGGTTAGTGTTTAACAAGGTTGGAAGCCAGAAAACAAGGTATGTGGATGAGGTAATAAGGCAAATAGAATACAGGTGTTCAATAACCAATGATAATAAGGTATTTGATATAAAACTTAAAAACGGAATACTCAGGAAAGGTCAATTTATAGAGGTGGACTATGAAGATTTCACTCCATACAGCATAGATGTTGCATATTATTCTGATGCAGAGCCTGTAAAAGAAGTTGATGACTATGTTAACCATCTTACTTCAAGGAGTGAAAATTACAAGATGCTTCTATTTGAAATATTAGGACACACACTGATAGTAAATAAAGAGTTCAAAAGACTGTTAGCAAAGTTCTTTATATTTGTCGGTGGTGGAGGAAATGGAAAAGGCACATTGCTGCAGATTATAAAGCAGATTCTTGGGGGCAAGAACTGTACGGGTCTTAGTATAAAGAATATGTGTGATGAAAGGTATCTTGTGACTATGAGAGGAAAGTTAGCAAACCTTGGTGATGACATACATGATGAGCCAATAGACAATGAGCAGATGAAGCAGTTAAAGAATATTTCATCATGCGACTATGTGGCCATGCGTGAATTATATAAGCAAAGTTCAGATGGGCAACTAACAGTAACGCTTATTTTTACTTCTAATCATATAATTAAGTCCTTTGAAAAGGGAAAGAGCTATAAGAGAAGAGTTATGTGGCTTCCGATGTACACTGAGATTGATGAAAATGATAAAGACAGTGAATTCATTACTAAGTTGACAAAAGCCAAGGCTTTAGAGTATTGGATTAAGTTAATAGTTGAAGGATACTTCAGATTATATAGAAATAAGAAGTTTACTAAATCAGACATTGTTGACAAATTCAATGAGGAATACCATATGGAAAACAACTCTGCCTTATTGTACCTGGAGGATTTTACAGAGGATGATATTTTATATAAAAGAAATCCGGAAATTATGGCTGACTATACAGTATGGGCTGAGGAAAACGGCTTGAATGTGGCCAGCGCCAAGATGATGAAGGAAGCAATATGGGAAAAATTCAAGTTAGGAATTGGGAGTAAGAAAATAAATGGTAAGAGTGCAAAAGTATATTTAAAAGAAAATCAAACATCTCAAGATTTGATGAAAGGTTAGTCTGGTTACCAAGAGAATAAAAAAAGTAACCAAAAAGTAACCTTTTGGTAACCGGGGCATGAATTGAAATTCCAATACTTATTTATATATATTTATTATAGTTACTAAGTTACTTAAAAAATATAAATAATATATAAATACATGAACGTACGTATGAACGATAAATATATAAAAACTTTTAAAGAAAATTAGGTAACGTAACTTTTTATTAAAAACCATTGGTAACACTGATTTGCAGCGGTTACCAATTCTTAAAACATTCTGGAGGAACAAAAAATGAAGAATATAAATAATGATTTATATAAAAATGCAAGCGGATATTCTGACCCAACAGCGGCTAAAGCTATAATCAATGCTGACAAGTGTTTTGCTAACTTTAATGGAAGTTGCAAGATATTAAATATTGACAAGTGCCTCGGAGAGGAGTGTAGATTTTTAAAAACAAAAGAACAGCTTTATAAGGAACAAAGAAAATCACTTGAAAAGGTTGAAATAAAATAAATTCTGAAATTAACAAATTGGTGGATAAAATGCCTTATTGGAGGTCCCTTGGATGACAAAAAAAGAGCTATCACAGCTTTATTATTTAAATAGAGAAATCGAAGAACAACAAAGACGTCTTCTTGAACTTGAAGTCATAGCAACTTCAGGGACAAGCAATATAACAGGAATGCCAAGAGCCACAGGCATCAATGACAAGATTGCAAAGTATGCAGCAGAAATTGCAGACCTCAAGTGCTTGTTGGACTTGAACTTAAAGAAATGTTTCTATGAGCTAAATCGTTTGAATAGGTATATTGAAAGTGTTGAGGATGCTGAAATGAGGATGATACTTACATTCAGATACATAAACGGGCTTCCATGGGAGCAGGTTGCTATGAACATTAGTCCTTATGCCAGCGGAGATAGTGTTAGGAAGGCTCATGATAGGTTTTTGAGGAAAGAATAAATAACAAATAGTTTTCAACTGTACATTTGTAATAATATGGATTATAATTAAGATACATGACTAAATTAATTATCGAAATAAACGATTTATAATAAAAGGCGGTATTCTTTTATGGAAGACAACCAAAATAAGAGAGATGAAATGATTAAGTTTCTTGATAGTATAACGGAAGATATGAACAAAACTTTTATGGGGTATATAAAATCTAAAAATTATAAAAGAATTGAAGAATTGATTAAATCGCAATATCGTTTAGATTTTGAGGTGCAGTCATTGTCACCATTGATGTTAGCTGCTTATTTAAACGATAACTATCTTATTGAGTTATTGATAAATGGCGGAGCAGATGTTAATAAAGGATATAAGAATAATGCAGGTATATACCGAACCCCTATAAGATATGCTATAATTGTTAGCATTGAAAATAATAAACATGAATCAAATATTGATTTAGAAACAATAAAAATGTTACTTAATTATGGTGCAAAATATGATGATATAGACTTGCAATATGCTCAAAAGAATCAAAAGCTTAGGAGCTTGCTAGAAGAATACAAAACTAATTATAGTCCTAATAGTAGTCAGGCTGATTTTATGGATAAAGCAGCGGTATTGTTTGTAGATAGATTAATAGCAGAAAACAAAAGTTATAATGACTTGAGTGACCAAGAGAAAAACTATGTTAATCAGATATTCATTGAATTTATTAAAAACAAGACCAATAAGGATAAGATTAAAGAGCTGATTGATTTTGGAATTTATATAGATTTTGTTCACAGTAAAGCAAATGCTACTCCTTTGATGTTTGCAGTTATAGCAAATGATATTGCAACAATTAAGATCTTATTACAGGCTAATGCTAATATAAATAAAAGTTTAATTGATGAAAAAGTTACGTATACAGCATTTAGCCTTGCTTTAGAAAGTTATAAAATACATAAGCAATCAGATGTTGTTGAACTTTTACTTGAAAATGGTGCTATATTTACCGATAGAGACTATGTAATGGCTATGAGCTTGGATATAGACAACATATTAAAAAGATATCCAGATAATGCAGAAATATCACTGAGGAATACAGATTGGAACAATAAAACTCTTATTAACAAAGACAATATAAAAGTAGAATCTGTTAATTCGTATAATGAACAGAATAAAGAAATGAAAAATGATTTTGAAAACAAGTTAGGAACCAACAAAAATGACAATGGTGCATGCTATATAGCTACAGCTGTGTATGGTGATTATGATTGTTCTGAAGTAATTGTACTAAGAAGATTTAGGGATGAATATTTACTAACAAATTTAATAGGGAAAAAACTTGTTGTTTTTTACTATAAATATAGCCCTAAGTTAGCTATGAAGTTAAAACATAATAACACATTAAATATCATTGTAAAAAAACTTCTTAATTTAATTGTGTTAATATTAAGAATAAAACCTAAGAAAAAGTAAAAACCTGTCCGTTTTGTCCGGCTGCATCTGTGTTATACTATAAAATGTAAGAGTGTATGTAAAAGCCATGAAGGTCTTCCCCTTTCCTTCATAGCTTTTCTTTTGCTCTTTTTTAAAAAGCAGGCAGTTGTTAACTCCTTTCCATTCTGCCTGCTAATATTTTAAAGACCGGGAGATGATTAATAAATGCCGACAAAACCAAGAAAACCATGTAATGAGCCGGGATGTCCTAATCTTACAAATACAAAATACTGCGAACACCACACAAAGCAACATATACAAGACAGAGGCAATTCAGCACAACGAGGATATGACAGCAAGTGGAGGAAAGCAAGTAAAAGATTCTTGAAAGAGCATCCGTTATGCATAAGCTGTTATAAGGAAAAAAAGTTAGTCAAAGCAACAGTAGTCGACCATATAACACCACATAGAGGTGATAAGACGGTGTTTTGGGATAGAAGCAACTGGCAACCACTATGCAAATCATGTCATGATAAGAAGACCATGACTGAAGATAGGTATACAGAATATAAGTATTGATAGAAATTTAAGGGAAACTGGGAAATTGAGGTACTGTAGGCATTGGTTTAATAGGCTGTATAGGCTTAATAGGTTCAATGGGTTGAACGGGCTGAATTTTAGGCATTTTAGCTTTGCCTTCGCCTACTATAAAACGATCATTGTTATTGATTTTGCCTAAGTATTGCCCACTATTGTCAAAAACATAATTATCATCAATTATACCAATGTATCTACCATCTTTATGATATAGTCTATCATTTGCTATATAACCAAAATAGGTGCCATCAACATTCCATACATAACGTGATTTATTATTAGTTGTTTCTTCTATGGTATTTAATTCGGATTGTGTATTGCATGATATAAGTAAAATTGTATTAACAATTATGAATAAAGTAAATATTTTTATTTTCATTTGATAAAATCCCCCTTATTTATAATATAAATAAATTATAAACTAACTTACAAAAATATACAATGATAATAGATTTTGCTAAATTATATATAAGATATCAAAGGGGTAGGGGAGGTCAAATCTCTGTTAGCTTTGGTTTTCTTGACCGCCGCCTCCCTTCGCGCTAATTTTCGCGATATTAAGTAGGGGGTATAGGGGTAAATAAATAAAATATTGAAAAAACAATAGAATTTAGTACCTTTTCGCAAAATGGGGAGGGGTTTAATTTCGCTAAAATATATAATAATCAGTATCTAAAGCTTGAAATCAATATAAGATTTCAGGCTTTTTTAATGTTCATAAATATATATTACAACAATTTAACAAAAGGGGTGAAGAAGCTTGACTGATGTACAGGCTTGCCGGATAAGAGAGATGAGACTTAAAGGAGCAGGCTATCGTGCCATAGCAACTGCCACTGGACTCTCAAGAGATTCGGTAAGAAACTATTGTAAAAACAATGGAATAAACGGATTCGGAGAGGTAGCTAAATTAAACCTGCAGGAACAGATGAAACAAGGAAATGCATGTTTGCTATGCGGTATGGTTATAAAGCAGCCCCTTAGAGGAAGGCGGAAGAAGTTCTGTTCAGAAGCCTGTAGAAGAGAATGGTGGAAGAAACACCTTGATGATATAGATAAAAAAGAAACAGCAATATATAAAAATATCTGTGCGAAATGTGGTCGAGAGTTTGAAAGCTATGGAAATAAAAAAAGAAAATACTGCAGCCAAATCTGCTATATAAAAGACAGGTTCTACAAGGAGGAACAAGATGGAGTTTAAGAAAATAAAAATATCCGAGTTGATACCGGCATCATACAATCCAAGAAAAAAGCTGAAGCCGGGAGACAAGGAGTTTGAAAAGATAAAAAACAGCATAACTGAATTCGGATATGTTGATCCTGTAATAGTTAACAAGGACTTAACAGTAATAGGAGGCCATCAACGAATAACTGTATTAAGAGAACTTGGCTATGAAGAAATAGACTGCGTTGTAATAGACATAGACAAAACAAAAGAAAAAGCGCTAAATATTGCACTTAACAAAATAACCGGAGAATGGAACAAGGAATTATTAGCAGATCTTATTAAAGATTTACAGGACTCTGATTTTGATATCTGTTTTACCGGTTTTGAGCCTCCTGAGATTGAACAGCTTTTCAACTCAGTACATGATAAGCAACTCGTAGAAGATGAGTTTGATGTGGATAAAGAATTGGAAAAACCTGCTGTTAGCAAACAAGGGGACCTTTGGATACTTGGGAATCACAGGCTGGTATGCGGAGACTCTACGCTTCCTGAGACATTCGACCTATTGATGGATGGGAAAAAGGCAAACCTTGTTGTTACAGACCCTCCGTACAATGTCGACTATGAGGGAGGGGCAGGAAAAATTAAGAATGACAAATTAAAAGACGAAGAGTTTTATAATTTCCTGTTTGCGGCTTTTGTAAATATGGAACATAGTATGGAAACAGATGCATCAATTTATGTATTTCATGCAGATACAGAAGGTTTAAATTTCAGAAAGGCATTTAAAGCAGCAGGGTTTTATCTTTCAGGAACATGCATCTGGAAAAAACAAAGTCTTGTACTTGGTAGAAGTCCCTACCAGTGGCAACATGAGCCGATTCTATATGGTTGGAAGAAGGATGGTAAGCATAACTGGTATTCAGGTCGGAAAGAAACTACAATATGGGAGTTTGACAGGCCAAGTAAAAACATACTGCATCCAACCATGAAACCTGTTAACCTTGTAGCTTATCCTATTAAGAACTCAAGTATGTCAAACTGTATAGTGCTTGACCCATTCGGAGGTAGTGGTTCGACTCTTATAGCTTGTGAGCAGACAAACAGAATTTGCTACACAATAGAGCTTGATGAGAAATATGCAGATGTTATTGTAAAAAGGTATATTAATCAAATAGGTACTTCAGATAAAGTTTATCTTATTAGAGACGATAAAAGAATTTTATATAAAGAATTAAACGAGTCTGACTAAATTAATGATGGCTGTTTTTATTTGCAGTTAAGGTATTATTATGTAAATCGTAGTTTGCAATAAAGCTAATATTCATTGACGTATCAATAAAAATAAGTGTATTTATAAAAAGTATAATTTGCTATTTATCCCTTTTAGAGTGATATATGTACATAACAAAAGAAACACACTAAAAGAAAAGGGGAAAAGAAAATGGCAAGCAAAGAATTTTTAAAAAGCAACTTTGGAATCGAAATCGAGATGACAGGCATTACAAGAAACAAGGCATCAAAGGTTGTTGCAGAATACCTAAACGGTACGATTGAAGTTTTAGCTGACAGATATGATACACACAAAATAACAGCACAAGACGGTAGGGTTTGGAAAGTTGTTTACGACTCAAGCATAATAGCACAAAGAAAGCTTGGAGGCGAGATAGTAAATGCCAATGATACATATAAGGTTGAACTGGTAAGCCCAATCCTAACCTACGAAGAAGACATAAACACATTACAAGAAATTGTAAGGAGCCTTAGAAAAGCAGGAGCCTTTTCTGAAAAGCAAAACAGAACAGGGGTACATTATCTAAAGTAAAATATTATGCAAAGTTAAGACATAAAAGCTTTAGAAATAAACAAATATTTCTTCCATTGCTTTTGATAATATCCGACAATATTAATTAAGGCAGTAGCCTTAAAAATAATATTGGAGGAATCATTATGAAGAAAACAATTGAAGAACTTCCCCTAAAAGATCTTATTGATCAAACTAGGGAGCATTTGAAATCATTAAATTACGCAAAAGATACCATGCGTCATTATGAAAATGCATGGACAGCTCTAAAAAACTATGCCGAAAAGGAAGGTATAGTATACTTTACAACTGAATTTGGTATTAGTTTTTTAAAAGAAAAATATAATATTAACCCTTTTGATATTGGATTAAAAAGCTATCCTAGTGCAGTTAGACGTTCAGTAACGGTTCTTAGTGATTTTCAACAGAATGGTATTATATTTAAAAGACAACCTACAAAATTACATAGGTGGTCAGATAATTATAGGGAGGTTTGTGAAACATTTCTAGATAACTATGTTAATAATAGGCTATCATCTAGAACAGCCCGACAGTTTAGGATGCAATTGGAGAGACTAACCGCATATTTAGAGAAAAATAATATTAATTCTATTGCAGATGTGTCCCCTAGTATTATCGAAGGATATATTTCTACTTATACTGGCTATGCCAAACCAACAATCGCATATGCTTTGTATATTCTTAGATGTTTTTTTAGTTTTGCGTATGAGACAACTTATACAATAATAGATTTCTCAGTATGCATACCATCAATAAAATTTAATTCCAAATCAACAATTCCATCAGTATTTACTGTAGATGAAATCGAAAGGCTTTTAAAAGCAGTAGATAGAGGCAGTCCATTAGGCAAAAGGGATTATGCAATTCTACTCTTGGCTGTAAGATATGGAATGCGTGTAAGTGAAATTACAAGTCTACAACTAAATAATTTAGACTTTGAATCGCAAAAAATAAGGTATATTCAAAACAAAACAGGTAATCCAATAATTTTAGATATGTTTGAATCTTTAGGCTGGGCACTTATTGATTATCTTAAAAATGCAAGGCCTAAAACAAATAGTACTCATGTTTTTGTTAGACATAATTCTCCATTTGATGCTTTTGGTGAAAATAATAATCTTTCTAGCATTATGAGAAGATATATTTCCTTAGCAGATATCCATGTGCCAAAAGGGAAAAAGCAAGGTATCCATACATTAAGACATAGCTTAGCAAGTCATCTTTTAGAACAAGGTACTCCATTGCATATTATTTCTGAAGCCCTAGGTCGTTCAGAAATTAATAGCACTATTATATATACAAAAATAGACTTACCTCAACTATCACTTTGTGCATTGGAGGTACCTCATGAAGCAAAGTAATTATGATCCTAAATTTAACAGTATTCTTTCAAATAACCTATATGATTTTTTAAAATTAAAGCGTTCCCTTGGCTACAAGTATCAAAGTGAAGCCCGTATGCTGCAGCATATAGATGAGTTTTTGGTTTCAGAGCAACTTGATAAATCAGGGTTATCTGAAGACATTGTATTAAAATGGTCATTGAAACGTGAAACTGAAAGTCAAAAAACACATTTTACAAGGGTAAGTGTTATGAGACCGTTTGCAGTTTATTTAAATAAAAATGGTATTTCAGCTTCACTTCCTCAACAAATTTCAAGGAGTGCATTTTCTAAAACTTTTACTCCGTATATATTTACTAATGAGCAAATAGCTACTTTAATTTCTAATGCTGACAATATGCCTGAAGCTAGGGGACAATCAAAAATAAACATAATATTTCCAGCTGTTTTGAGATTGTTATACTGTTGTGGTCTTAGGATTTCAGAGGCAACTGCTTTACGCATTTTTGACCTTGATTTAAATCGTGGAACCATAACCATTCGAGATAGCAAGAATGATAACAATAGAATAGTTCCCATATCTGACAGTTTGAAAATATATTTGATTGATTACTTTAATAAAATTCACCTTATATATGCAGATGATGATTTTTTATTCCCTACCAATTTTAAAGAACAATATAGCCCTAGATGTATTTATGGCTATTTTAGAAAAATACTATGGCAATCAGGTATCTCACATGGTGGACGTGGAAGCGGCCCCAGATTACATGATTTAAGACATACATTTGCTGTTCATTCTCTTCAAAATTGGATAATTCAAGGGAGAGATACCTATATTTTGTTGCCAATTCTTTCTGCGTATTTAGGTCATAAAAACATTTATGCCACTGAAAAATATTTGCGTTTAACCTCTGAAATGTATCCAAATATACTTAAAAAAGTAAAAGATACTTGTGGAGAAATTATTCCGGAGGTAATAAATTATGAGGCCAACTGATTTTGCATATCATTTATCAAAATATTTCAGCACTTATATGCCTGGAGTTTTAGGCCTTAGCTCTAAAACAATAAGTTCATATCAAGATGCATTTTATATATTTTTACGATATTGTAAAACAGAAAAAAATATTGTCCCAGAGAAACTGACTCTTGATATGCTAAGCCTAAATTTATTAACTGATTTTTTACAATATCTAGAAGATGAAGGTAATAGCATCTCTACAAGAAACCATAGGCTTACTGTTTTACGTTCTTTTTTTAGATATTTACAGTTAGTAGAGCCAAAATATATCTATTTAATGCAACAATTACTGTCCATTAAACATAAAAAGTCCAAGAAACCAACTGTGAGCTATCTTACAATTGATGGAATAAAATTGTTATTGAAACAACCTGAATCAAATACTAAAGCCGGCTATAGGGATCTACTACTTTTGTCAGTTCTATATGAAACTGGTTCTAGAGTAGATGAATTAATCAATATTAAAGTTGGTGATATTAGATTAGAGTACCCTGCTACCATCCTGTTGCATGGCAAAGGCAATAAATCACGCATTGTACCTATATCACAGGAGATGGCATCTTTAATTAGCAATTATTTAAAAAAGGAGAAGCTTAATTCATTCAATGCTAATTCTAGACTACTCTTTGTTAATCGGTCACAAAATCAACTAACTGGTGCAGGAGTTACATATATATTAAAAAAGCATGCTGAAACTGCAAGAACAATCAATCCTGCATTGATACCTAATACTTTATCTCCACACTGTTTTAGACATTCAAAAGCCATGCATCTGCTGCAATCCGGCATAGATTTAATATATATTCGTGATTTCTTAGGGCATGAAAGCCTTAAAACTACAGAAATTTATGCAAAAGTTGATGGCTCAGCAAAAAGGAAAGCTCTTGAAAGTGCTTATAGTAATATCTCATCAACCATAGATGACACTAGTTTCCAAGGTAACTGGAACGATGATACAAGTTTAATGTCTTGGCTAAGAAACACCTGTAAGTAAATATCAAAATATTATGCAAAGTAGTTTCTATCATTTTTCCTATAATATAAGGGGTTTATGGCTCTACTTTGCATAATATTTTACTTTAGATAATGAATTTTATCAAAAGCTTTCGATAAAATTCACATTCACCTTGACGGTAAAGACCACACAGAAAAATCCTTAAGAAACTTCATAAACATAATATATTCAAGAAACGACCTGCTTTACGACAGCTTGCAGATTGAATTGGAAAGGATGAGATACTGCAAGAAGATAGACGAGGATTTGGTAAATAGAATTAACACTAAGAAACCAAAAACAATTCAGGAGATTGAAGATATATGGTATGAAGGATACGGACCAGTGAGAAGGAAGCATTACCATCTAAGCAGATATCACTTTCTAAACCTTCACAGTTTTTTCCACGGAGTAGGAACAGTTGAACTAAGAGGTTTCAACGGAACACTACACGCTGGCGAGATAAAGGCATACATAGTATTGGCACTTGCAATGAACCACCAAGCGCTTACACAAAAGAGTGCAAGTACCAAGAAACCGCAGGCAGAAAACCCGAAGTTCTCAATGAGAACATGGCTTAACAGAATAGGGTTGATAGGTGATGACTTTAAGAACTGCAGAGAGCACCTTTGCAGCACCTTGAAGGCTCTGCAGCATGGCGGTTTCAGAGAGCCGCATAGCTAACCAAGTCGGCATTACCATCCACCGAGCGGGAAACCGCTCTTTAGGTGGTAGAAGGACATAAATATCTTGACTTATTTACAGTTTAGAGTGATGTATGTACCTACAAAGAAAGGAGATGTGAAAAATGCAAATTAACTACAATGTTACAGGCGAAAAAAGAAAATCATTAGTAAATGCAATCAGCCAAGAACTCAATGCTTCTTCAAAATATTTAGGGGCACCTACTTTTGCTTACGAGGTGGCTGGCTACAACATCGACAAGAATGGAGTACTTAAGGGAAAGGACAACTACGAGCTGGTTGAGGACTTACTGGGACTACACGATTTTAAGGCTGTTACAGAAGAATATGACAGTCCGTTACCAGAATCAGAATCTGTTCCTGAGGGGCTTATAATTCCATATGAAGCTGCTCTTGGCGGAACAGTAAGTCCTTACAAAGATTTTGAGGAGCCACCAGTTTATAATGCACAAGAAAAAGTTGAGGAAACACCAAACATTATCAACCTGGAACTCAGCTTGCCATTGGAGGGACATTCAGGAGCGACCCTTAAGAATGTTGTGAATATCATTTCAAGTAAGCAGCATTTGCTTAAGAAGGCTCTCGGTGTCAACCATATTTTTATGAATGAGGAGTTTGCAAAAGACTTAGGTCTTATAAAGACAGATACAATCGAAGAATTCAGGAATGCATTTGAAGAATTGGGAAAGGAAAGATGCAAAGGCATAACCTTTGACTTTGAAGCGAATGCCTATACCTTAAACATTCCCGCAGATGAGATGAACTATGAAAAAATAGCAGCCTTTACTGAACTTGCTACCCACATTAATGAAAATGCCAAGGAACAGAAACGTACTTCTTACAAGCCTGCTCAAGATGAAAATCCAAAGTTTGCATTAAGGACTTGGCTTATAAGGCTTGGAATGAAAGGTGACGGCTACAAAGATATCAGAAGGGTCCTGTTGGAGAACCTTGAAGGAAACGGTGCATTCAGAACACTACCAAGTGAAAGGAGGGAATTTTAGCAATGAAGATTTATGCGGCATACGGCAGCAACCTAAATCTTATTGAGATGCTTAAAAGATGTCCAAAGGCTACACCAATTGATATCGGAATATTGAAAGACTACAGGTTGACTTTTAGAGGTAGCGGCAGGGGCGTTGCAAACATTGAGAAACATAAAGGTGGAAGGGTTCCGGTTCTTTTATGGAACATAACTGAAGATTGTGAAAAAGTATTGGACATATATGAAGGTTATCCAAGGCTTTATGATAAATGTGAAGTGGAAGTTTTTAAAATGAGTGGAGAGATAATAAAGGCTTTTGTATATGTTATGGATGAAAAATATATAGATATGCCTGCACAGCCTACTAAATATTATCAAGATATTATATGGCAGGGTTACATAGACAACAATTTTTCGACTGAAACATTAAGGATAGCATTGTCTGAAAATCTGCTTGAGATAGACAAGAAACTGGATGAGAGGTACAGGTATTAGCTATGGATAGGTTTTTTATTCAGGAAAACTGCGACAGATGTGGGAAGAGCTTAAAAGGCGGTAGAATTATGTCAATTTATAATACGCAGTGCATTTGTATGGAATGTAAGAGAAAAGAAACGCTAAGAGCCGACTACAAGGATGCAGCTGACGCGGAGCAAGAAGAAATTAAGAAGGGTAACTATAACTACAAAGGCATTGAAAGTTAAAACATAGAAAACAATCATGGAAAGAGGAACTTCTTAATTAGGGAGTTCTTCTTTTTGTGTTCAATATACAGAGGAGATGATACCTATGGCTGAAAGAGGAAGAAAACCGACACCTACAGCAATTAAGGTCTTGGAAGGAAACCCGGGCAAAAGGCCACTTAATGCAAATGAGCCAAAGCCTAAAAAGAAAGCTCCAAGGTGTCCTTCATGGCTTGAAGAAGAAGCAAAAAAAGAATGGAAGAGGTTAGCAAAGCAGATGGAGCAGCTTGGAATACTCACTGAAATAGATATGGCTGCATTTGCCGGATACTGCCAGGCATATGCAAGGTGGAAGGAAGCAGAAGAATTTATATCAAAGCATGGAGCCATAGTAAAAACTCCATCAGGTTACTGGCAGCAGGTTCCACAGGTTTCAATTGCACAGACCTATCTGAAAATAATGAACAGATTCTGTGAGCAGTTCGGGCTTACACCATCTTCAAGAAGCAGGATTGCTGCTGATAATGAGGTGGATGCAACGGATGAAATGGAACTGTTGTTGTTCAAGGGCGGTGTTAAATAGTGTATGACAAGGCAAAATCAGATCATGCGGTAAACTTTATCAACCAATTAAAACACACTAAAGGGATATGGCGAGGCGTACCATTTGAATTATTGCCATGGCAGGATGAGATAATTCGGGATGTTTTTGGAACAATTAAAGAAAACGGATATAGACAATATAATACAGCTTATGTTGAAATACCAAAGAAAAATGGAAAGGCTCTGTCAATTTACACTCCTTTAGTAACTCCTGACGGATGGACCACCATGGAGCAAATACAACCTGGTGATAATGTATTTGATGAAAATGGACATGTATGTAAAGTTATAGCTTGCACGGAAATAATGTATGGACATAATTGTTATGAGGTTAGATTTTCAGATGGAACTGAAATAATTGCTGATGAAGAACACTTATGGAGTACCAATTCGTATTTTCCAGATTATAAATGTTCCATTATGAATACAAAAGAGCTTAGCTATAATATAAAGTGTAAAACAGGATATTGCCATAGAATCTATAATCATAATGCTTTAGAGCTTCCTGAAAGAAATTTAGAGATACCTCCATATATATTAGGTGTTTGGCTCGCTGATGGAAATAGTCACAATGCAAGTTTTACATGTAATGTGAATGATGTTGAAATACAATATAATATTATTAATAATAATTGTGATTTAAGAGAATGGAAATCAAAAAATAAGGGTTGCATAAATCTCGCATTTGGTAATGGAGATAGGGCACAAAAGTCAAGAAATAATTCTATACAATCTAAACTTAGAAAAATGGGATTACTTAGGAATAAACACATACCCAAAGAATATTTAAGGGCATCTATAAGACAGAGGTATGAGTTATTACAAGGTTTGATGGATTCAGATGGGTATGTTTCAAAGAATGGGCAATGTGAATACACCTCAACTAATGAAACTTTAGCTAATAACATCTTAGAATTATTAAATAGTCTTGGTTTTAAAAGCTCTATGGGTGTTGGCAGAGCAATGTTATACGGCAAAGATTGCGGGCAGAAGTTTAGAATACATTTCTATGCCTACTCGAGCAATCCGGTTTTTTTATTGTCAAGAAAATTAAAAAGATTAAAAGTTGATCCTGACAAACCTACTCGTAATTCTTTTAGAACCATAGTAGGTATTAATAAGGTTGAATCAGTTCCAGTAAAGTGTATTCAAGTAGATAGCCCTTCAAGACTTTATTTAGCAGGCAAGTCAATGGTGCCAACACATAATAGTGAACTTGCGGCATCTGTGGCACTTTATCTTACATGTGGAGATGGTGAATGGGGCGCTGAGGTTTATGGTTGTGCTTCTGATAGGCAGCAGGCATCAATAGTTTTTGATGTTGCTGTTGAGATGGTTGAACAGTGCCCTGCTTTGAAGAAGAGGATCAAGCCGGTAATGTCTCAGAAAAGACTAGTGTATAAGCCTACAAACAGCTTTTATCAGGTACTTAGTTCCGAGGCGTTTACAAAACATGGCTTGAATGTTCATGGAGTAATATTTGACGAAATTCATAGCCAGCCAAATAGGGAACTTTTTGATGTTATGACAAAAGGCTCTGGTGATGCAAGGATGCAGCCTTTATATTTTCTTATTACAACAGCGGGAACTGATAGGAATTCTATTTGCTTTGAGCAACATCAAAAGGCAGTAGATATTTTAGAAGGCAGAAAAATTGATTCAACATTTTATCCAGTAATATACGGCTTGAAAGACGATGAAGATTGGAGCTTGGAGGATAACTGGTACAAGGTAAATCCTTCGCTTGGGCACACAATAGATATTGAAAAAGTTAGAAACTCATATAATAGTGCTAAAGATAATCCGGCTGAAGAGAACCTCTTTCGCATTCTAAGGTTAAATCAGTGGGTAAAACAATCAATCCGTTGGATGCCGATGCATGTGTGGGACAAATGCAGTTTCACCGTTGACCCAGAATTTTTAAAAGGAAGGGAATGCTATGGGGGTCTTGACCTTTCAAGTACCACTGATTTAACAGCATTTGTTTTAGTGTTTCCTCCGATAGATGAAGATGACAAGTATCAAGTAATGGCTTTCTTTTGGATGCCAGAAGACAATATAGGGTTAAGAGTCAGAAGAGACCATGTGCCTTATGATGTTTGGGAAAAGCAAGGATATATAAAAACAACAGAAGGAAATGTTGTACATTATGGATTTATAGAGAATTATATTGAAGAATTAGGAACCAAGTATAATATTAAAGAGATTGCTTTTGACCGCTGGGGTGCGGTTCAAATGACACAGAATCTTGAGGGATTAGGATTTACTGTTGTACCATTCGGTCAAGGTTTTAAGGATATGTCTCCTCCTACAAAAGAGTTGATGAAACTTACATTAGAGGGAAAAATTGCTCATAGCGGGCATCCAGTTCTTAGGTGGTGTATGGATAATATATTTGTGAGGAATGATCCTGCAGGTAATATAAAGCCTGATAAGGAAAAGAGTACTGAGAAGATTGATGGTGCGGTCGCATTAATCATGGCACTGGATAGATCAATAAGGAATAAGGGAAGTAGTGGAAGTATTTATGATGATAGAGGGATATTGGTGTTGTAACATTTTGTAAAAAATTGTATAATAATTCTAAGGACTTACTACCTATTAATTAATTTTGGGGGATGTAATGGGAATTTTCAGTTTTTTATTTAAAAAGAAACATCAAGTTAAATATCAAGAAGAACTTGCAGAGCAGGAAAGGCAAGCAGAAAAGAAACGTCAGGAAGAACTTGCAGAGCAGGAAAGGCAAACAGAAAAGAAACGTCAGGAAGAACTTGCAGAGCAGGAAAGGCAAGCAGAA